TTCGTGTAAAAGAATCCTATATACCACAGAGGAATTAAAACATGTTAGCAGAACTAGCTGCAGCGAATGCTGCTTTCAATGTTATAAAACAATTCGTGTCCAACGGTAAAGAACTGAGTGGATGTGCAAAACATATAAGTGATTTTGTATTTTCAAAAGAAACAATAGAAAAGAATCTAAAGAAAAAGAAAGCTAAAGGTGTAGGTGGTTCAGACTTAGAAGAGTTCATGGCTCTTGAGCAGATAAAAGAAAAAGAAGAAGAACTCAAGAAGATGATGATATATCTAGGTAGACCCGGATTATGGCAAGATTGGCAATCCTTCCAAGCAGAAGCTCGTAAGTCTAGACGCTATCAAGAAAAGATGGCAGAGAAGCGTCAACAAGAGTTAATGGAATATGTAGGCTACGGAATAGCATTTATAGTTGTCATATTCTTTGCAGGATTGTTAGCGTGGGCTGCAGGTAAATGGGTAGGAAGATTTTGAGTCCATGTGTAGGCATCTGTAAGTTACAAGGAAATATCTGTATAGGATGCTTTAGGACTATAGAACAAATAAAGGAAGCATATGAGAGCACCACAAAGGTCATTGGCACAATGGACAAAACAAAAATGGAGAACCAAAAGTGGTAAACCTAGTACACAAGGGTCAAAAGCTACCGGTGAGCGTTATCTCCCTGAAAAAGCAATTGAGGCTCTTTCTCCCCAAGAATACGCCGCCTCTACGGCTGCTAAACGCAAGGCAACTAGAGCAGGTAGACAAGTATCTAAACAGCCCAAAAAGATTGCTACAAAAACGGCGAGATTTAGATGAGAAAATACGAGCTATATCTAAAATTAGCAAAGCCCTTCCAAAAGGTAGGAAACTATCTAATGCTAAAACACGTAAAAGCTCTGAGACAGTGGCAAGCAAAACAAAAAATTAGACAGGAAAGACTTTAGTGGAAAAAGATAAAAAGATAGTTAACCTAGACATAGGCTCTAATAGTTTTGAATTAGCTTTAAGAATACTAGGTAATGAATTTGTAGCAATAAAGATTGGCTCAACAAATTTTTCAGGTAAACTTATAGCAGGTGGAATACTATTATTATTTTTTACTTTAGTTCTATTAGAAGGCTTTGGTTTAAATGAGATTTTGATACAATGACAGTTGAGACATTTCTAAAATGGAAGATACTACCAAGACTAATGATGCTTGCTAGTACAGTAATGTCATGGAGATGTGCAGAATGGTTTATGGAATTAGATTCCCCCACTGCAGCTCAATCAGCTTTCGTGTCAGTAGTTATGGGTGTAATGACAGGTGTGTTTGGTATATGGATGGGTCACGAGCATAAGGAGCATAAGTAATGTTAGGAGCATTAATAGGTCCTATAGCTAATCTTGCAGGTTCATGGATGGAAAGCAAGGTTGAGAAGGTTAAAGCTGAAGGACAGGCAAAGGTAGCACAAGCTAAAGCTAAAGCAGTTGTAGCTGAGAAGGTAGCAACAGGCGAAGTTGAATGGGAAAAGTCTATGGCAGATGCCACAGATAATTCATGGAAAGATGAATTTGCCTTGACAGTTTTACTTTTACCTGCTATACTTGTTTTCATTCCAAGCATGACAGAATATGTAAGAACAGGCTTTGAAGTATTGAATACACTACCTGAGTGGTATCAATATCTTTTGTTTATAGCTATTAGTGCATCATTTGGTATCAAAGGTGCAGGTCAAGCTATGAAGATTATGGGGAAGAAATGAACTTAATAAAACTACAGAATGAAATAGCAGATGATGAAGGTGTTAAGTATGAAATATATAGATGCTCAGAAGGATATCCTACAGGGGGTATTGGACACCTAATAACTGAATGGGATGAAGAATATTATGAACAGCCTATAGGCACAAAAATTCCAAATGAACAAGTTGATGATTGGTTTGCAAAAGACATACAAGTTACATTAAAAGACTGTGAAATTATATTTGAAGAATTTGATTCTTTACCCCAAGAAGCACAATTAGTAATTGCAAATATGTGTTTCCAATTAGGAAGACCAAGACTATCTAAGTTTAAAAATTTTATTGCTGCAGTAAAAGACCAAGATTGGGATCGTGCAGCAGATGAGATGAAAGACAGTAGATGGTATAAGCAAACAACTGCGAGAGCAGAGAGACTTATATCTCGCATACAAGTATTAGGAGTACCAGTGTAATGTCAGCATCAGATAACAAAATGATTGAGGCTATAGCAAAGATGTATCCTAAATTAAACAAAACTCAAATTACTAATTTTGTAAAGAAAAAGAAAAAACCTATAGCTGTAGCAAGTGTTACAAAAGTTAAGGTTGGTGTTATACCAGCCAAGAAAAAGAAAAAAACAAAGAAGAAAACATAATGGCAAAAGAACTAACAGAAAAGCAACGTAAATTTTTAGATGTGCTCTTTGATGAGGCAAATGGGGATGTTACACAGGCGAAACTACTCGCAGGCTATGCACCTACCAGTTCTACGTCTGATATCGTCAGAGGCATCAAAGAAGAGGTTCTAGAGGCTACTCAAATGTTTATGGCACGTAATGCACCTAGAGCAGCAGTTGCAATGGTTAGTGGTATCAATGACCCTACAGAATTAGGTATAAGAGAGAAGATGACAGCAGCAAAAGAATTACTTGATAGGACAGGTCTAGTGAAAACAGAGAAGATGCAAGTAGAGTCTACTGGTGGTGTTATGCTTATGCCAGTGAAAAATGTACAAGCAGAAGATGACTAAGATACTAGATAGGTTAGTTGCACAACTAAAAGCAAAAGGTAAAACAGAAAAAGCAGCTTATGCAATAGCTATATCACAATTACAAAAAAGTAAGAATTTAAAAAAGAATAGCACAAAGCCAACAGTTAAAGGTATAAAACAAGGAAATAAGACTCCTAGTGAAAGAGCTAAACTAAGACAAGCAAAGTATACTAATAGAAAAGCTTCAGATTTTAAGTATAATAAAAAAACTAATAGAGCAACACTCAAGACATGAATAATAGAAGTATAGGAACTTGGGAATTACCCCAACCAACAGATTTAAAAAAAGATGATGAATGGATTGAAATACCACGTATAGCTAGAACAATACCTTTTGGTTATGTGCAAGATGAAAAAGACCCTGAGACACTTAATCCTATAAAAGAAGAACTAGACAAATTAGAAATGGCTAGAAATTATGTTAAACAATATTCCTATAGGCAAGTAGCTAATTGGCTATCCACACAAACAGGAAGATACATTTCTCATGTAGGACTAAGGAAAAGGTTACAGAATGAAAAAAGACGTAAGAACCAAGCTAGAAGCCTTCGCAAGTGGGCAGAGTATGCAGAAAAGGCGATCTCCAAGGCGAAAGAAATTGAACAAGAAAGAACAGGTGCAAAAGCCTATTCTTGAGTCTAAAGTTCAAGAGGTTGAAAATATAACAGAAATACCCATTGAGCAAAAGCATAATGTTATATTTAAACCAAATGAAGGACCACAGACAGAATTTCTAGCGGCAGGAGAAAGAGAAGTACTATACGGTGGTAGTGCTGGTGGTGGTAAAAGTTATGCCATGTTAGCAGACCCATTAAGATATATGAGTCACCCATCATTTAGTGGACTACTATTAAGACATACAACAGAAGAATTGAGAGAATTAATATTTAAATCTCAAGAGATATATCCAAAAATATATCCGGGAATTAAATGGTCAGAAAGAAAGATGCAGTGGGTTGCACCATCAGGTGCTAGGTTGTGGATGTCTTATTTAGATAGAGATGACGATGTATTGAGATATCAAGGTTTAGCATTTAGTTGGATAGGTTTTGATGAATTAACACAGTGGGCAACACCATATGCATGGAATTATATGCGTTCTAGATTGAGGTCGGTAGCAAAAGACTTACCAATATTTATGAGAGCAACAACAAACCCGGGAGGCAGGGGTCATCATTGGGTTAAAAAAATGTTTATTGACCCTGCTCCATATGGAAAAGCATTTGATGCCACAGATATTGAAACAACGGAAGTACTTAAATACCCAGCAGGACATGCAAAGGCTGGTAAACCTTTATTTAAAAGGAGATTTATCCCCGCAAGACTATCTGACAATCCTTACCTTGCAGAACAAGGGGATTATGAAGCCATGCTATTATCGCTACCTGAACAACAAAGAAGGCAGTTACTTGATGGCGATTGGGATATTAAGGAAGGTGCTGCCTTTACTGAATTTGATAGGAATATCCACGTTGTTGAGCCTTTTAGCATACCTACTAATTGGGTTAAGTTTAGAGCATGTGATTATGGTTATGGTAGTAAGTCTGGTGTTCTTTGGTTTGCTGTATCTCCATCTGAGCAACTCATTGTATACCGAGAGTTGTACGTTAGCAAAGTCCTTGCCACAGATTTGGCAGATATGATAATGGAACTAGAAGAACACGATGGTGGTATGAGATATGGTGTTTTAGATAGTTCTTTGTGGCACAAAAGGGGTGACACAGGACCTTCTTTAGCAGAACAAATGATACAAAAGGGATGTAGGTGGAGACCTTCAGATAGAAGTAAAGGTAGTCGTGTAGCGGGAAAGAATGAAATACACAGAAGGTTGCAAGTAGATGAGTTTACGGAAGAACCAAGATTAGTTTTCTTTAATACTTGTACTAATGTGACAGCACAATTGCCATCTATACCATTGGATAAAAAGAATCCTGAAGATATAGATACATTATCAGAAGATCACTTGTACGATGCATTGAGGTATGGTATAATGTCAAGACCAAGATTTAGTTTATTTGATTATGACCCAAGAGGTGTGCCAACACACTCTATGCCAATGGCAGATGCGACATTTGGATATTAAGGATAAAACATGGATGAAAATGACGAAATAATAGTAGAAAGTGAGGCAGTATCTCTAGAAGATTCTGAAGATACAGCTACTACAGACGTACATACTACAAATATAATTCCATTTATAATGGAAAGATACCATCGTGCAGATGATTATAGAGAACAAGATGAACAAAGGTGGTTAAGAGCCTACCGTAATTACAGAGGTTTGTATGGTTCTGATGTTCAGTTTACAGAAGCAGAAAAGTCTCGTGTTTTTATTAAAGTGACTAAAACTAAAACATTAGCTGCCTATGGGCAAATTGTTGATGTTTTATTTGCTAATAATAGATTTCCGTTGAGCGTAGACCCTACGGAACTACCAGAAGGAGTAGTAAAAGATGTTAGTTTTGATCCTAAAGAACCTGAAGAACTTCGTGGAAGCACTAGTTTATCAACCTCACCTTATGGCTATAAAGGAGATGGCAAAGACTTACCTAAAGGTGCTACTGCAAAAACTTTGGAAGGTATGCTTGGTCCTTTGGAAGACAAGCTTAAAGATGTTGAAAATCTTAAAGCAGAAGTTGGTAAAACTCCCACAGCAATTACGTTCAGCCCTGCGTTGGTTGCAGCAAAAAATATGGAAAAGAAAATCCACGACCAATTAGAAGAGTCAGGTGCAAGTAAACATTTAAGAAGTACAGCCTTTGAAATGGCATTATTTGGTACAGGTGTTATGAAAGGACCTTTTGCTGTTGATAAAGAATATCCTAATTGGGATGACGAAGGTGAATATGATCCTACACTAAAAACTGTACCTCAAGTATCTCATGTATCTGTATGGAACTTTTATCCAGACCCTGATGCTAATAATATGGATGAGGCACAGTTTGTTATTGAGAGACATAAGATGTCACGTTCTCAACTGCGAGCTTTAAAGAAAAGACCACATTTTAGAAGTGAGGTTATAGAAGCTGCTATAGCAGAAGGTGAGAATTATACAAAGGAGTCATGGGAAGATGATCTATCCGACTATGCACCTGAACACGGTATAGATAGGTTTGAAGTTCTTGAATATTGGGGTATGTGTGATACTGAAATGCTTATAGAACAAGAAATAGATATACCAAAAGATTTACAAAACTTAGACGAGTTACAAGTTAATGTATGGATATGCAATGGCAAATTACTAAGAATGGTTCTTAATCCTTTCAAGCCATCCACAATTCCATACATGGCTGCACCATATGAATTGAATCCCTATTCATTCTTTGGTGTGGGTATTGCTGAGAACATGGATGACACGCAAACTCTTATGAATGGTTTTATGAGAATGTCTGTAGACAACGCTGTGTTGTCAGGCAATCTGCTTATTGAAGTAGACGAAACTAATTTAGTGCCGGGTCAAGACTTATCTGTATATCCGGGCAAAGTGTTTAGGAGACAAGGTGGTGCTCCGGGACAAGCTATTTTTGGAACAAAGTTTCCAAACGTATCACAAGAGAATTTACAGCTATTTGACAAAGCTAGACAGCTTGCAGATGAGAGCACAGGCTTACCCTCATTTGCTCATGGACAAACTGGTGTATCGGGTGTAGGTAGAACTGCATCGGGTATATCAATGCTAATGAATGCAGCAAGTGGTAGTGTCAAAACTGTTATTAAAAACGTAGATGACTATCTACTTAAACCATTAGGCGAGGGTTTATTTAGATTTAATATGCAATTTAACTATGATAAAAACATCAAAGGTGATCTAGAAGTTAAAGCTAGAGGTACAGAAAGTCTAATGGCTAATGAAGTACGTAGTCAAAGACTTATGCAATTCTTACAAGTTGCATCTAATCCAGCTCTTGCACCTTTTGCTAAATTTCAATATGTTATCAGAGAGATTGCAAAAGCAATGGATTTAGACCCTGACAAGGTTACAAATAATATGGATGAGGCTGCGTTACAAGCAGAACTTATGAAACAATTCCAAGCACCCCTAGACAATCAGCAACAACAGCAACAACCACCTGCGGGAACAGACCCAATGGACCCAACAGGAGCAGGTGGAGCAACTATTGGTACTGGAGTAGCACCAACTCCGGGTGAACAAGGATTTACAGGAAGACCTCAAGATGGACAACAACAACAAGCAACAAATAATCAGCAGTCTGAAGCCGTTGGTCAACAACCTCAAGCTACTGAACAGCTTCAATGATTATACGGATTATTTAATAGAACAACAACATAAACTATTAGAGCAAACAGACGATATTATTATAATGCATAGGGCACAAGGTGCTGTAGCATTGTTACGTAGACTAAAAAGACTTAGGGATGAAGTAAATTCAAACAATGGCTGATTTAAATGAACAGATGACTAGCTTATTAGAGAAAGAAGAGTTGCCTTATGCAGACGATGCAACAGCCGCTACTTCACGAATTAGAGGGATGCCTAAGAGTAAAAGGTTTATACCAGAAGAATCTTTAAATTTATTAGAGTCTTATAAACCTGAAATAAAAGAAAAAAGAATAGAAGAGAAGTTTGCAAAAAATATAGATACAGCTAAATCTATGGGTACAGGTTTGGCTACAGGTATTTTTGGTTTACCTTCTGATATACTAGAGGGGGTTAACTTTGTAAATGATTACCTAGCCGAAAAGGGTAGTTCTAAAGCATTGTTATTTAAAGATGCTATAAATGAAGCAAGAGAGAAATATGGCAGAGATGCGTTTGATAAAAAGTTTACCGAAATCACAGGTATAAAATCTGATGCTTCTAATATAGACCAAATAGTAGGTGAGATATTATCTCCTGCAGGTGCTTTTGTGACAACAGCAAAAGGTGGAGTAAAGGTA